TAGGTGTTATGTTTGGAGACCCGTGGACTACGAGTGGTGGTAAAGCATTACCATTTCACGCTTCAACCCGTGTTAGATTAAAAAATATGGGTCAAATCAAAGATAGTAAGAAAAAGAATATCTTGGGTATGAAGTGTAGAGCTCAAATCATTAAAAACAGATTAGGTCCACCTTTGAGACATGCAGACTACGATATGTATTTTGATTCTGGAATTGATAACTATGGTGGTTGGTTAGGTGTAATGAAAGAACACAAGTTGGTAAAATCAGCTGGTGCTTGGTATAC